ATTGGTTAGTTTCCAGATTGAGTGTGATTGAAGACTCTATACAATCGGATTTCAAAGAATTTCTAAATATAAACAATTATGAACGTCGATATTCCAATACGTATAAAACAATGGACAGTGAAGAAGGATTCATTTGTGATGAACATCTGATGGTAAATACTTATTATCAACCACAAGACAATCCTCATCCAAATAATACGTATCAATATCATCTCGCAATGAATCATCACAATATTTTACTAAAAGACGATTATGAATATTATCAGCGTTGTGTTCAGCGGTTTATGAATTTGCAGGACTCCCAATCCCCAATTATTTTTGTAAATATTCAGCCTGTTATATCATTTGCAGATTTTGAGAAGTCTAGAGAACATATTATAGAATGTATACAGAATTTCGATAATTTCTTGTATACCACTTATTGTGGAACCCAAACCCAAACCCCAACCCCAACCCCCCGAATTACAGGATTGTATTTTATTATGGTACAAGATCCACCTAATACCGAAGAAACCCATCAAATCCATTCCAATGAATCGATTCAATATGAATGTATGAAAAATACAAATAGTAGAATACACTTAATATTTGTAAATCGCGATTTTATAGATGCAGGGGAAACCTTTATGGGGAATTGTCAATACGAACGCGAATATATAGAATACATTATTCGAGGGTATGTTCTCATATAGGCGAAGAAATACAATTTACAAACATTTCAATGTAGGGTTTGTATTTGGCAAAATCGGTTTCGTCTTTATGTATAGATAAAATAAGAGAACATATGTATTTGTGTTCATGATATATATCTTCCATAATAGCAATATTGGAAATAAGACGATGTACATGATAACGCAATGATTTGCATTCGGAGGCTTGAATTATATTTTGCATAATATTCTTGTATTCTTGTCGGATGGTATCCATAAATTCATTGTATAAATCCAAATCTTTGTTGCATATTTCGTCGAATATTTTCTTATGTAAAATGTAATATGGCATTCTAAGTACACTAGTAAATACTAATGTTATTATTTTATTTTACAAGTTTTTTCATGGGAGTAGGAAGAGAACATTTACATAAATAGAAACAAATATAACCCCTCAAAAAGAAATATAAATAGTGTGTTATGTTGTAAAAGAATATAACATAATACGCTATAGACCCTCAATGTTCACAGAGAATCCTTTACAAAACCTCGACCCCTGTAACCCGCGGGTAACATTTGTATCATGTTTCGTAAAAATATATCAACAAGAACCGTTCGAATACAAGAACATGTTATGGCGAATCGAACAATTCGAATATATTGCAAATTTGGACGTGGACATTTGTATTTATGGGGATGAAATCACGACCCCCTATTTGGAAGTTCTCCAACAAAAATATCCGAATGTAAGGTTGTTGGAAATGACAATTCCCTATAAAGAAACTGTCCTACATAAATTGTGTTATACACCTGGATTATCGTATCCGGAACGCCGGTCAGATACTAAAGATAACCAAGAATATATGGGATTAATGAACGCAAAAATGGAGTTTGTAAGGGATGCCATAGAAAAAAATCCTTTTGAATCGCAGACGTTTGCGTGGATGGATTTCAGTATGGCCTATATATTCAAAAATAAGGAGACTACTCTCCCTTTATTGGAAAAATTAGCAAAGAAAGTCTATAATGCACCTTTTATGGCAATACCAGGATGTTGGCAACCCATTTCTCCAAATGACAATGGGGCGCTTACAACTGCTATCCACTGGCGGTTTTGCGGAACGTTTTTCATGGGGGATGCGCAATCCCTGATGGATTTTTATCGCATTTATGTGGAACATTATCCACGATGTATCCAAGACACACAAAAATGGCTGTGGGAAGTGAATGTATGGGCATGGTTGGAGGCGAATAGTGAGTGGAAACCGAATTGGTATTTAGCAGATCACAATGATCGCATCATTAGTGATCTACCAGAGTCTATTGGTCTCATCTAATCTAGAAAATAGTGTAAATACAAGTTATTTGGATTATCAAACTATTTAAAAGTTTAATTCAATTAATTTAACAAAGGCAAATATGGACAAATACATATATGTAAAAAAAGAATCATTATCAAAAAAATGTTGTGAAAATATTATCGAATTGTTTGAAAAAGATACATCAAGATATGAAGGAGTAACGCATTCAGGATTAAATAAACATATAAAAAATACAACCGATTTGGTGATTAAAAACGAAGATGAAAAGTGGAAAGATATTCATGACATATTGGCATTAGAATTACAAACTACTATTAAATTGTATATAACCAATTTATATGAAGATTCATTTGAAGATAAATATACATATTTTAAAAACACAAATTTAGTGTCAAACAACTTTATGGTTCAACGATACATAAAAAAACATGGAAAATACATATATCATCATGATTTTCACAAAAATAAAGAAGGACATCGTGTAATTACCTTTTTATGGTATTTAAATACGATTGAAGATGGCGGTGAAACCGAGTTTTGGGGAAATTATAAAATTAAACCAGAACAAGGAAAATTATTATTTTTTCCAGCATGTTGGTCTTATCCGCATTGTGGTAATATTCCAGTGAGTGATAATAAATATATAGTAACAGGATGGTTATATGAAAACGATAATTTACAAATTAAAGAAATTCAAGACAAATTTATACAAAGATATAATCATAATGTGTTTTTTAGTGAAACTGAATGCGAATGGCTCATAACCGAAATGGATAAATATTATAAAATGAATACTATACAATTAAATCATGTTTTATGTCATTCATTATCTTCTTCCGTTTCTGATTTTATGGCAATAAAATCAAAATTCTTAGTTCAAAAATTGAAAGAATATTATACATTGTCTGATGAATTTATTTTAAATGTAAAAAATGTGAATTTTGTCAAAGAAGAGACTATAAATAATAATGTGTCTAATGAAAATGAAAATACATGTTTATTTAAATTTTATATTCCATTATCTGAGAATATAGAATTTTATATGAACGACAATACAATAAAAAATATAGTATGTGGTAATTTATTTTTATTTTCAGAAAAAAATGTAAATTATAAATCAAATGGTAAATATTATTTATGTGGATCAATTGAAACTATTTAACCCTTTCCCAATACAAGTGTCAATTAACACACTTTATACATGGTGTTATTATATTGAGAAAGGGTTAAAATTTCAAATATAAAATAACAAAACCGTCACTTCCATTTCCTCCTGCAGACGCATTTGTCCTACCTTGACCACTCCCTCGACCACCACCCCCTCCACCAGAAAAAACAACAGCAGATGCAGCGGGAGCACTTCCTCCCGCTGGACCTTGACCATTTCCTGTTGCAGATCCTCCTGATGCACCAGAAGCATTATATGCAACATATACACCAGAAGTAATGCTTCCTCCAGATCCTCCTGTACCACCTGTACCTGGATTACCTTTACTGGGCGCTGAATTACCAGAAGTACCTGCATTGCCACCAAAAACAGTAGTATAAGGAGTTAAATTATTTGTAATTACAGTTCCTGCTGTTCCACCTACGCCTATTGTAGGTGCAATGTTACTATTTTTACCAATCACATTTGCGCTTGCATTATCGCCTCTTTGGCCTCCACCACCACCACCAATACTTAATAATGTTGTATTTGTATTTTTTACCAAATTTGTAGTTCCTCCTGCATTTCCATCTAGTGAACTTGCAACTCCACCAGTTGCGCCATTACCACCACCACCAACCGATATAGTAAATACGTCACCTGCTACAACTGGGTAATTTTGCAATACAACAATACATCCACTACCACCACCCCCGCCACCTGCACCAGAGTCATTATTATTACCTGTATCCGCATTGGTAGTTGCTCCACCACCCCCGCCACCACCTCCTCCACTTGCTAATACTCCAGATATAGTATTAATACCAGCAGGAATGGTAATTGTGGATCTTGTAGATATTGATCTACATTTATTCATTAAACTAGTAGTAACATTACCGATTGTTTCACTATATAATATATCTGTATTCAATTTTTCCAAATTACATGCAGGTGCAGTTGAGTTAGGAAATCCAGTATATAAATTAGTAATTGAACCTCCAGTTGTATCAATTAAAGTACTTAAATCATAATTAGTATTACCAATTTTTAAGTAATACTTCCCAGTTGACATATTATAATATATAATACAATATAATTCTTTACTTATACAATACATACATTGCACTTAGTTTCCTAAATAATATTCACTCACACCAATTACACTCGGTACTTTCGGAACAAAATGATCCTTATGTAATATACGTGTCTGAATATTGTCAGCAAATGATTTCTCAATGTTGGCTTGTGGATTCAACCACGGTTCTTCCCATCGAGGCTGTTCGGTTCCACGTAATAACCATGCGGGTTGGGATGCACGTGTTTCATCTACAAAACTTTCCATATTGGAAAAAGACATTGCACTCGAACCCACTGCATTTATTTTATGATGGTTTAACATAATCTCATCGCGACATAATTTGCGTGTCATTCCGCGCAAATCGGATTCTAAATTCACTGTATTTGTTCTCAAATTTGCGCCCCAGGTTTGTATTCTCAATTGTGGGTCTTCTACAAAAGGCAAATCCAATCCAGGACCGGGTGTATTCAAATAATATCTTTCGGCAAATGTACTTTCGGCTAATTCTTTTCTTATTCTTGCAGGATCATTATTAAATCGGGTACACGACATGTTATATTATATTATAGTATGAATATACAATATTATATACAATACAATTTATGGATTTTACACGAAAACCTGAAAACACGAAAACTTGAAAACAATAAAATGCGAAATCAATATAAATATTATATAAATTATAAACTTTATATAACATGTCTTCGAATCGTAAAAGAACAAAAAAGACGTCTAAAGTGGCGTTTTCGGATAATAGTATTATTGTGGAAGAAGTGGATAGTTCACTGCCCACCTCTACCCAATCCTCGACATCGACTTCAACTCCTACCCCTTCTTCGAATATCAATGAGTTAATTTCAATGCTTCCAAACAAAACAATATCCACAATAGAACCGATTATTAACAAAAATCTATGCTTAAACATGATTGTAAAGAATGAGAGCAAAATTATTAGTCGCTTATTAGAATCCGTTGCCCCTTACATTGATTGTTATTGTATTTGTGACACGGGTAGCACAGATAATACAATAGAAACCATTATTGACTTCTTCCAAAAACAAAATCCACCCATTCCCGGAAAAATCATTCAAGAACCTTTTCGCGATTTCGGCTACAATCGTACTTTTGCCCTAAAATGTTGCGAATCCCTCGACGTCAAATATGTCTTGTTATTGGATGCAGATATGATTTTTTATGTAAACCCATCAATAAGTAAACATGAATTTCATAAACGCCTTGTGGATGATGTGTATTATATATTCCAGGGATCAGATACCTTTTTTTATAAAAATGTGCGTGTGGTGAAAAACCATTTGGGAATGTCTTATTGGGGGGTTACCCATGAATATGTGCAAACGCCCCAAGGGACAGTCTATAATAAATTCGAGAAAAACGATGTATTTATTAATGACATTGGAGACGGCGGTTGCAAGAGCGACAAATTCATTCGTGATATTCGACTTCTTAAAAAAGGTTTAGAAGATGAACCCAACAATGATCGCTATACATTTTATTTGGCAAACAGTTATCGCGATGCCCAGCAATACGAAAACGCAATTGAAACTTATAAAAAACGGATTGAAATCGGGGGATGGTTCGACGAAGTATGGCACAGTTATTATAGTATTGGCAAATGTTACAAATATATGGATAATATGGCAAATGCAATTTATTGGTGGATGGAAGGCTACAATTTCTATCCTCACCGCATTGAGAATTTATACGAAATCATTCATCACTATAGATGCACCGGAAAAAACAACTTGGCATATGGATTTTATATTATGGCGGAAAATGAACGCGAGAAAAACAACAATACCGATTATTTGTTTTTGCAAAAAGACGTCTATGATTACAAGATTGATTATGAATTGTCCATTATAGGATATTATTGCAATTATAAGAATTATGATTTGGAAAAAATCTCTTTAAAAGTTCTCAATTACTCCCATGTAGAAGAAGGGATTGTCCGTAATGTATTGAGCAATTATAAATTTTATGCAAAGGCACTTTGTCACAAGACCGAAAATAAATTGTTGGACCAAAATGTGGAAGTATTGGACAAAATTGGAATGTCCATTCCCGAAATACAAAATTCCATGCCCGATTTTGTAAGTAGCACCCCCAGTATATGTATTAATGAACAAGGTGAATTGGTGGTAAACAAACGGTTTGTAAATTATCGTATTAACAGTGATGGGGGATACAATAATCCTGGAAATATTTCTACTATAAATGTAATTGCAATTATTAATATTTCGGAAGATGACGAATGGGTATTGAGTAAAGAGTTTGTATTGGATTACAACAAAAATTTGGATAATTTATATGTGGGATTGGAAGACGTCCGTTTGTTTATGATGGAATTGCCCGAATCCGAGGAACACAATGCAGTTCCACTAGACCCGCCATTTGCACCCAACAATGTGTACTTTAATGCCAATCGTGGTTTAGGGTATCACAATATTTCGATCGAACATGGAAAAATAAATACCCTGACAAAGAAAACCGAATCTGGATTCATTACTATGGAAGGTCAGCGCGAAGTGGAAAAAAATTGGGTGTTGTTCCAAGATTCCAATAATAAAATGAAAATCATATATAATTGGGCACCCTTGGTGATTGGAAATATTGAATCCGATAAAACCACTGTGGCGACTACAAATATGGGACCCATGGTATTTCAAAAAACCCATACTTTAGAACCTCCGCATTTCTTCAAACATTTACGCGGCTCGACCAATGGTGTCCGCATTCCACAAGACAATGAAATCTGGTTTATATGTCACACTGTGAGTTACGAAGACCGACGATTCTATTATCACATTGTAGTTGCATTGGATGCAACCACTTATGAAGTAAAAAAATATACTCCCTATTTCACATTTGAAAAAGAAAAGGTGGAATATACTTTAGGATTTGTGTATTTCGAAATGACAAATGAAATTATGATAGGGTATAGTTTAATGGACTGCAAAACCAAATATGTTATGTTTGATAAATCTGTGTTCGACGAAATGTTTATTTTGGGTTAATTTAGTAAAATACACTATAGTTCGTGTAGGAGTGGCGCACTCATGGAAGATGTATATATAGGCGAATAAATGGCATCACTGCAACGTTTATAGGTTTTACGATGCCATTGGCATATTCCGTATTCTTCAATGCCCTTTAGATGCTTGGCTGTACCATACCCCACATTCTTTTCCAAATCATAACGATTATTTAGTTCGGGATATTTTTTGCACAATTCGCTTATATATTCATCGTGAGCCACCTTCGCAATAATGCTGGCAGAGGCAATGGACATGTATAACGAATCCCCTTTTTCAATAGTAACATGGGGAATTTCTACAATGCTTTCACTGGCTTCATCGTATACACAATAGGGTTTGAATTTATCGCCATCGACTAATAATAATACATCTTTGTAGGGCACATCCAATTTTAGTAATATGGAACGAATGCATTCGTGCATACAACGAAAGACGGCTTGTAATATGTTGATTTCGTCAATGACATCCGCTTCTATATAATGAATATGGTAGGCTTTGCAATTTTCTTTAATGTATTCAGAAACATCTTTCATTTTTTTCTTTGAACTGAATTTTTTACTGTCTTTGACACCCTTTCCGGAAAAAGTTCCATCACTAGGTAAAACCACTGCTGCGCAATATAAACGACCAAATAAGGGTCCACGTCCCACTTCGTCAATGCCAATTTCAATGGGTTTTCCCTCGACACCATTGTATTGCAACAATAATGGTGGTGTAATTTTTTTACTTTTTTTAGGTAATGCATCCATGGAGGAATCTAGTGTCAACAGCGAGGTTTCCATATTATAATGTATTATAGTCTAATATATTATAATGTACTATAACAAATAAGAAATAATCAATTTTTCAATAATACAAAAAAAACCACTTCATATATTTTCGTATTATAGAATATAAATGAAATTAACACCATTCATATTATTTTTAATATTATTATTTGTATTGGTTATTTCTATTGTATTTAGTAGATTTTTTCCAATATGGGAAAGCAAAAAAGAAGGCATGACAGAAGGAATGATTGATTATAATAGTGGAAAATCTCCAGGATATACAGATACCATTAGTCAATATTCGTCCGCAAAACAAGTTACAAAATTATACGATAATATTTATTTTGACACTGGAAATTCATACTTATTAGTGGTGGATGGAAAATATGGTAATGTAATCGGTAATGTAACTCCAAATGTAGCATCAATAGACAATATAATTGTATATAAATCTAATGGTGAGGCGGCTCCACCATTATTAGGTACTGCAACAGGTGATAGCACAATAAGTAAAGATTTATATCCAAGTAGCGGAAATTGGTGGACATTTTCTACAACTAATAAATACAATCCAGATAATTATCAAATATTTTATTTTGCATGGGACAAAGCACGATTTGTTTATGTAACAAAAAAAACAACAATTGGAAACGCAAATGTGAAACTAAATGTTCAAAGTGCATATTATAATAACAACAATGGAAATACTTCCTCATTTGATGTTTATGATTCAAAACAACCTGCTTATTCTATGAGTGTTTCACAAATATCAAATACTTCAAAAGATGGGTCTTATCTATTAGTAACCGATTATGATCCCAGTAATAATGTCTATCAAATCAATTCGAGATTGTTTTTTGATATACGTAATTCAAATGTAATAATAAAAAGCGCAGGAAGCATAAAAGTGTATAAGCGTGACGGAACAGAACTAACTTCTCAATATAATATATCTTCCACAATACCAACTACCACCAGTTTTACTTCATGGATTAAATATAATGAAATTGACAGAGGCAATTATGTGTTATATATGGCAATTGCAGATAAAACAATAATTGCAGTTATACAAATGGATAGTGCATTGAATGTAACTATAAATAGTGTAACTTCATTTAATAAAACTGGAAAAGACGACAGAAGTAGTTGGTCGTCTACTACTACCACCGATGACACCTCTGCAAAAACACAAACAAATGATTACACAAGTGAATATACCAAATGGGTCGCGTATTGGAATGCAGTAGTCAAATCTGGATCACAATATAGCGACGATTATATATTGAAAACCCAAGTTGTGCCACCCGTGTGCCCAACGTGCCCAAATTGCCCAAACAGTGGAACATGTACCAATTGTGGAGGTAAGGGTGGTTCTGGAACATTGGGTGGTGATGGATCCACCATTTCAGGAGGAGGAAGCGGAACTGGTGGAGGAGAAGGTGGACTTCCTTCGAATTTAACATTATCTGGTCACGGAGGATATGCAACCAGTGCAAATCCAGATACATTAGGGGGTGCAACTACTATTCAAACCATGGAATTTGTAAAGGGTACCGAAAATCTTGCAAAAACGGCAGCAGGATCACTTGGTAATATCGTAAATACTGCAGGAGATATTGTAAAGGGTGCTGGTACTGGAACAGCGGATGTATTAAAATCGGCAGGAAGCGGGGCCTCCAATTTGTTATCTTCCGGTGCAAGCGGTGTATCAGGATTTGTAAAAGATGCAGCAAGCGGTATTGCAGGATTCACAAAAGACGCAGTAGGAGGTGCCGTCGGATTGGCAAAAGATACTGTTGGAGGAGCAATTGATTTGGCAAAAGATGCAGGAAGTGGGGTTGCAAGTGTATTTTCTAGAAATGGGGGAAGCGGAGGACAAACCCAAAGTTCGGCATATGGTGTTTATAATCCTCAAACCGGACAAACTACTGCATCCCCTGCTCAATATGGACAACAACAAGGAAGTCTTGGAAATACCAAAAGTGCCATTGACCCATATTCGTATAATGGGGCATTGGTTTCCAAACCCTCCAATTTTATTCCTGTGACTGCGGATTTCAGTGCATTCGGAAAATAATTTATATCATATGTACACACACACCCACACCCATACACACATCACATGTACCATGAATAATAAATAAAACAAAACAATATAATAGCATCTATACTAATAGAATAAATCCATGAAAATATTGTATAGTGGAATAGGGTGTAATAGTAGTGGTGAACACACTGAAAATGAATTTTTAGATATTATGAATAGAGAATTCACTTGTAAAGACTGGAGTCAAGAGTTGAGCCTGATTCCAAGAGAATATAATATTCGACTTCAATTTGAAGATTGGATTTTACCAGATGAATTTGAATTATTTACACTATATGATTGGATAGATTATTCGGGTGCATTAATAATAAATGAACCTGAGTGAACTAGGTATGTTCTCGTGGAAACAATCAAATGATATAAATATAATTATTCATATCATTTACATGATGAATACTAACCCTTATTTACGAGTACCACGTTTGAATAGTGGATATGCAAATTGGTATATAACCCATAAAACAAAGAACACAAGAAGAACCATAAAAAACAGATTGAAGAATTTCATTATAGTACAATACATAGATTGATCTGTGGCATCACACTTTATTGTTGTACCAAACATACCAAAAATGCCACTTCCCATAATACCTCCATTTCCAGGAGAAGATAGGGCTGAATTTTGTGCACCTCCGCCCCTGCTAAATCCACCTCTTTTTCCCATGTATTATATAATATATTATAAAATATAATGCGTTAAAATAAAATCATAAAAATAAGAAAAATATATAATAAGAAAATTTCGAGTATATTAATGTCTGTTAAAACGCCTAATATTATAAATAAAATATTGGAAAGAGAACAATTGTCCAATGAAATAAAAAATATATTAAATCATTTCGATAACAATCATACCAATGTAAATTATAAGAAGGGTATTTACATCTATGGGTCTCCGGGATGCGGAAAAACCGAATTTGTAATGCAATTATTGAATGAAATGAATTATGATGTAATCAAATATGATGCAGGAGATGTGCGTAATAAATCCCTGATTGAGAACATTACAAGTAATAATATTGCAAAATGCAATGTTCTCCAAATGATGAGTGGTATTACTAAAAAGATTGCGATTGTAATGGATGAAGTGGACGGGATGAACAACGGAGATAAGGGTGGAATTACATCTCTTATTAAACTCATACGTCAAAAGAAAACAAA